TCATACGGCTAAGTAAGTCCACCGTATAGGCTAATTCTAGCCAGTCATTAGTTTTCATTTTGTAACCCTTCCATTGTAAAAAAATCTTCCTCTTTCCCATTCATTGTGACACCGTCCCGCCAAGTTAAACCAATGCAGGAATCGTTTAGATTGCATCGGATAAGGTATTGACCAACGCTATCCAGTATCACCTCATAAGCACTATTTGACCAATGCACCGGAACACCGGCGGCGATTGCTTGTTTAATTTGCTCTAATGTCATTTTATAAACCTCCGGTAACGGTAACATAAATACAAAGCGGGATAGTGATAGAGATTACCCCGAGAACTATACCTAGTATAAATTGTGTCATGATTAAGCCTCCACCTTGTGCGCTTCGGCAATTTCATGCCAGTTTACATTGTCAATAAATGCCATAGCGTAATCGAAAGCTATCCCAGCCGTCCCGTCAGCCTCGAGGAACTCGATAGCCATAAACTTATAATCGTCCGCCTCCATTTCGTAATCAGGCTCGAACCCGTCAAACATTTCGAGATTGACTCTCCAAGTAGCATAATTTGTCCAACCATTGTATTTTGTATCAGTCATTTTAAGCCCCGTATTAGATTGCAACATTGTTTAGATAGGTAACACCCTTGCGAGTGCTGACATTAGCACCTAAAGCCCGTAAGCGGCTTTTTGTTGTTGGTGTTGACCATTGGCGTAGAGTTTGGGTATTGACATCTAAAACACCTGTATTAAAGACATCGGCAATGTGATTCCCGTGTAGGAATACTTTAGCCCTGTCACCGGCATTGACTACAATCGTGTTGCTATTACTCCAACCCTTAGCACCTTGATTGTGCTGGATGTTGTTTACTGCGCTGACCATCTGTTGTTCTATTTTTCTCATTTTGTAATTCTCCAAAGTTAGGATAAAGCGTTAATGTTTACTACGGTTTAGATTGTTGGATAAGTAAAGCGAAACTGACCGAACTCGTTTAAGTCTAAACATCCTTTAGCGTGTAATGCTTTCACGGCTCGCATTGTATTGCTATCAGTAGCATAGGTATGCCAGCCCTTATAGCGGTAAGCAAAATCTAATAACTTTACTTGATGTTTACCAACCGCCTTAATTGGTTTTGGTGTGCCGTGATAAATTGTGAATGTTGTCATTTTAATTCCCTTGTGTTGTTTACTGTGACCAGTCTATCCCTATCGCTAACGCTATGCAATAGGGACAAACCCTTATTTAGGTAAATGCCATGTATTTAATGTGGCTACAAAATCAGGTGCTTCACCGTTATAGTTTGCGACCCTGAATGAGTGGAATCCAAAGCCCTTAGCGTGCTTGATTACCTTTTGAATGTCAGCATCATTCTTACAGTTTGATGCAAGCAATTCCTCCATATAATCCCGTTTCTCGCCTTTTGCTAATCCGTATACTAATATTTCCATGATTGTCTATTCCTTTATCTACTGTTTATCAAGACTACAACCACAGTTTGCCAACATTGTTTAACATTGTCTAATTGTATTTTCTAATTGATTTGGCATTGTTGATAGTGTTTACCTACTGGATGAATTGACTGTATAGATAGCCAGCATAGTTAGTATCTGCTAACTTAGTTGGTCTGTATAGTTCCCCTGTAATGCTGCATCATCGACCCATATACACGCCTGCACAGACTTCAAAGAAACTACCTTGCAACATGACAATGATGTATGCATAGTCATGCAAGTATGTAGACACTAACATACAAGTAAGTAAGCGCTTACATCGCTATAGGGGGGAGGGGGTGTCAGTGTTGTGTTAATGTTGCTGTAGGCGCTATAGCATACAAAAAGGTAAAATAGGACTATATTGCACTGCAATGTAAGTCTCTGAAATAAAAGAGTAAAATAGACAGTATTGTCTGTATTGGAAAATGCTCACTCCGTAGGAGGACTGCGGAGACCTGTATTGCTGTCATAGCCCCGCTTAGAAGACGCTACAGGCTGCGCTACCGAAGGTCGCTATAGTAGTAGGGTCAATAAAATAATCCTTGACAAATCTCTGAAAATGTGCTATCATCGCCTTACAAGTTCAAAGCACACTATAACGGAATCAGGTCAGTCCCCTACGGGCGGAGTATTATAGCCCACGATGAAAAGGGGAATAAAAAGACGATAGTCATTCCCCTTATCGATAGCGAGAAACAATCTACCGATAGCGCTCTATAGTATTAGTAGGGCTTTAACTTTTTTTGTGTCTCCCTTTAGGATAAAGACTTCATGTCGGAAATTGAAAAACAATTAGAATCTGCGCTACCGGAAGGTGATGGTGTCTTAAAACACAAGCGCCCCAAGATTAAACGACGTGAAGTAGTAAATGGTAAACCCAAGTTAGGTCGTCCCACTAAGGCGGCTATCGCCAAGAAAAAGAATCCCGGGGTGCTGGGTAGACCTCCCGGCGATGCAGCAAGGATTGCAGAATTTAAAGCAAGGTTACTGGCTACTGCGGGTGACAGTGTGATTACCAAGATTATTGAGACAGCACTTGCTGACGGTCATCCTGCACAGGGTGCGATGCTCAAGTTCTGTGGCGAGAGACTCTTACCACTGTCCAGCTTCGAGGCTAAGAGTGGTGGCGGTACTCCGCAGATTAGTATTAACATAACGGGCATCAACAGCCCCAGTATAGAAGCAACAGAAGTAATTGAGAACGATGTTACTGACGTAATTATTAGGGACATCGATGAGTGAGTTAAACTTCCAACTGCTAAAGTGGCAGCAAGAAGTATTTAAAGACCCCACTCGATTTAAGGTTATTGCTGCTGGTCGTCGCTGTGGTAAGTCCAGACTCTCTGCGATAACCCTACTGATTGAAGGGCTTAATTGTCCTGAAGGCTCTAGCGTGATGTACGTTGCACCAACGCTGGGGCAAGCTAGAACGATTATGTGGGACTTGTTAATGGATTTAGGTAGACCGGTAATCAAGTCTGCTCACATTAACAACTTAGAGATTACCTTGGTAAACGGCAGGAAAATCCTCATTCGAGGCGCTGATAACCAAGACTCGCTCCGTGGTGTATCCTTGTCGTATTTGGTAATGGACGAAGTAGCGTTTATTAAAGCAGAGATTTGGGAACGGGTATTACGAGCTGCGCTGTCGGATAAAAAAGGTAGAGCAATGTTTATTTCTACCCCTTCTGGTCGTAATCACTTCTATGAGTGGTTTCAACTAGGACAGTCAGGTTCAGACGAAGATTGGAAGTCGTGGCACTTTACCACTGCGGACAATGAAACGATTGACCCAAAAGAGATTGAGGCTGCAAAGCGAACACTGAGTTCCTTTGCGTTTAACCAAGAGTATTTGTCTTCCTTTAACAATGCTGGCTCAGGACTCTTTAAAGAAGAATGGATTAAGTTCGGTGAAGAACCAAAAGAAGGTTCGTGGTACATCGCAGTAGACTGCGCTGGTTTTGATGAGATTGGTAAGAAGAATACCAATAAACGATTAGATAAAACCGCTATTGCGTGTGTAAAGGTAGATAATCAGAATGTGTGGTATGTGGACAAGATTGAAACAGGTCGCTGGTCAACTGAAGACACAGCACTGCGAATACTTAAAAACATACAAGAGTATCAGCCGCTGGCAGTAGGGATTGAGCGTGGTATCGCAAAGCAAGCGATTATGAGTCCACTAATGGACGCTATGCGAAGACTAAACTGTTACGCTCACATTGAAGAATTGACACACGGCAACAAGAAAAAAGTAGATAGGGTAACTTGGGCTTTGCAGGGTAACTTAGAGCATGGTAGAATTGTCCTAAACGCTGAAGGTGATTTTGATTTGTTTGTTGATGAACTCCTAATGTTCCCCACACAGGGAGTACACGATGACACGGTGGATGCGTTAGCGTACATCGAGCAGTTAGTCCGTCCCAACTTTGATGCTGACGATGGTGGTGATGAGTGGGAAACTTTAGATGTAATTAGTGGCTATTAGGATGAAGACTTGTAATCGCTGTAAAGTGAAAAAACCGTTATCCGAGTTTGGGAAACACAAAAGCAACAAAGACGGTCTTCAGTATCGTTGTAAAATCTGTCGTTGCGAAGAAGGTGCTGCTTATTTTCAAAAACTACCAGTTGAGGAAAAACAGCGGAGGTTGCAGAATAATTACAAGTGGAAAAAAGAAAATCAAACAAGAGTGAAAGAGTATCAGTCAATCTACTTTAAAAATAACCGCCCTAAGCGCAATGCTTTGCAGATGAAACGCCATACTTCACAACTGCAACGCACCCCTTCTTGGCTGTCAAAAGAACAGTTACAAGAGATGGAAGAATTTTATAGCATGGCTAAAGATTTAGAAAGAGTTTTTCAGTGGAAACATCATATTGACCACATTGTCCCGCTGCTGGGTAAAACAGTAAGCGGTCTTCATGTGCCTTGGAATTTACAGATTTTAAGTGCCAAAGAAAATATTACTAAAGGGAATCGCTATAATGGCTGAAATGAAAGACATGAATGAAGGCACTGGATGGGACACTCCGTCAGAGGCAGATAAGGAGTTAGCTGCTTTTGTAGTAACCCATTGCGACAGGTGGAGAGACTATCGTGATGAAAATTATCTAGAAGATTGGCTTGAATATGAGCGTATCTTCCGTGGTGTTTGGGCTTCTGAAGACCGTACTCGTGAGTCCGAGCGCAGTCGCTTAATCAGTCCCGCAACGCAGCAAGCAGTGGAGACTCGCCACGCTGAGATTATGGAAGCCATCTTCGGCAACGGAGAGTTCTTCGACATCAAAGACGACATTATGGACTACAACGGTAATCCAATGGATGTGCAAGCCATGCGTGCATTGTTGATGGAAGACTTAACTGCGAACAAGATTCGTAAGTCTGTCGACCAGATTGAACTGATGGCAGAGATTTATGGTACTGGTATCGGCGAGATTATGGTTAAGACCGAGACAGAGTATGTTCCGTCTACTCAGCCTATTCCGGGCAGTACGCAAGCTGCGTATGGAGTTACTGAGAAAGAATACTTCTGCGTTAAGATTAACCCAGTCAACCCTAAGAACTTCCTGATTGACCCTAACGCTACCTCGATTGAGGATGCAATGGGTGTTGCGGTTGAGAAGTTTGTCTCTATCCACAAAGTGGTAGAAGGTATGGAAAGAGGTATCTATCGTAAGGTAGACATTGGACCTGCTGGAAATGATGACGACTTAGAAGTAACCCAAGAAGTAGTGCAGTATCAAGATGACAAGGTTAAACTCCTTACATACTACGGATTAGTCCCTAGAGAGTACCTAGAACAGCTTGAGAACGACGGAATGGAAGTGGTTGACCTGTTCCCCGAGGACAGCACTGCAGACACCTACAGCGACCTCGTAGAGGCTATTGTGGTCATTGCTAATGATGGTCTTCTCCTCAAGGCAGAGCGTAACCCCTACATGATGAAAGACCGTCCTGTAGTCGCTTACCAAGACGATACCGTTCCTAACCGCTTCTGGGGTCGTGGCACAGTCGAAAAAGCATACAATATGCAAAAGGCGATTGATGCACAGCTCCGCAGCCACTTAGACAGCTTGGCATTGACCACCGCT